GTGCACGACTCAGCCTTGATCCATATCAAAAGGGCCTAGGCCGAGGCGAGATCGCCGCGCTACGGCGATTCTCGCAGGGCTGTTTTTTAAGGGAGAGAAGAAATGTGGGTTATGAATTTGATTTCGCGCTGGACGTTCGTCTTCGCTTTGTTTCTGACGTCGCTGCCTGCATTTTCAGCAAACTTTACATGTAGGGTTGTGGGGGTGACCGATGGAGACACCCTTACCTGCCTGACGCAGGAAAAGCGGCAGATCAAAGTCAGGCTGGCCCAGATCGACGCGCCGGAAAAAGCGCAGCCGTTCGGTCAGCGTTCGAAGCAGGCGCTGTCTGATCTGGCCTTTGGCAAAGATGTTGAGATGGAGGAAGAAACCACTGACAGGTACGGCAGGATGGTTGCCACAGTGTTCAACTCCGGAGAGGACATCAACCTGTCGATGGTGCAATCCGGCATGGCTTGGGTCTATGACCAATATGCCCACGACCAGGCCTACTTCGCTGCACAAGACGCTGCGCGAGGTGAGCGTGCTGGCCTATGGGCCGATGCAAACCCGGTTCGCCCCTCAGAATGGCGCCATGGTGGCCGCATTGAAACCATCGCAGCAGCCGAAGCTGATCGACCGACCAAGAAGCAGAAGAGCAGATTCTCGTGTGGCGGTAAGCGCACGTGCGGGCAGATGTCATCCTGCGCGGAAGCGCGCTTCTATTTGGAGCAGTGCGGCGTTCACAGGCTAGACCGCGACCGTGACGGTATCCCTTGCGAGTCGATCTGCCTGTAATCAGCCCGGCAACTCCGTCGCCTTGACCTCCATCTCCAGCGCCGTGGTGTAGCCGCTGTCGCTGAGGTTGTTGGTGACGCGGGTGAGGCACCATTCGGTGCCGTCGATCTCGGGCTTCCAGCCGCTGACGGCCGCGCGCAGATCCGGGAACAGGTCCGGCCGGCCGCGCGCCAGGGTGAGGCTGAACTGCGCCATGCCGCGCTGGATGCGCCGCCATTCGGTGCGCGCCGCGCGCTTGGCGTTGGCCTGGCTGCTGTAGGTGTGGCGCAGGGTCTTCATGTTCTCGGCGCTGGGCTCGATCGCGTCGTCCACTGCGGGTTGCGCGTTGGCGGCATCATTGGCCGCGGCCTTCCTGGCCTGGGTCTTCCGCTTCTCGTCGTCGGTGCGGCCGTAGCGCACCTCGCCCTGCACGTTCAGCGCTTTGTCGTGGTATTGGGCGGTGGCGCCGACATATTTCTTGCGCAGCGTGGCGTTTTTCTTGATCTGCTCCCAGGCTTTGCGGGCTGCGCGCAGCGCCTTGGCGCGCGTGGGGTAGGGTTTGGGGCCCAGCGGTTTATATTCGCCCGTTGCCGGCACTGTTGCCGGCGCGGATTGCCGGTTGGCTTCGGCGTCGTCCTCTTCCTTGCTCCAGATCACCGCGCCCTGCTGGCCCAGGTCGATGTCGTTGTACAGCGCCTTGACGGCGGCGTAGCTGTCGCGCTCGGCGATGCTGAAGCGGTGCTGGTCGCCGTCGGCGCGGGTGATGTGCATCACCGGCAGCGGCTTGCCCGAGGCGGACACGCCGGCGCCGGCGGGCATGAACACCACCCGCCCGGCCTTGATGGTGGCGATGGCGTCGAACATGCCGGCCAGGCGCGTGAGCAGGTTGGCGTCGCTCTCGTTGGTCTGGTCCAGGTGGTCGAGCAGCTCGCCGGCCAGCGTGGCGGCGATGGCGGCGGTGAGGCCGTGGGCGGCGGCGATGTCGTTGACGATGGCGGCCACGTTCACCTGGTGGAAGCTGCGCGTGCGCTGGGTGCTGAGCCCGGCGCGCAGATCCGCGCTGCGGGCGCGAATGGTGACCTGGTCTGGCGCGCCGCTGTGCTCGACCTCGTCCACGGTATAGCTGCCCTTGTCGGTGAGTCCGTCCGCCTCCCAGCCCAGCGCCAGGGACAGCACCGCGCCGCGCGGCGGCAGCGCCAGACGGCCGTCGGCATCGTCCAGGGTGAGATCGAGCTGGTCGGCCTCCATGCCGCGGTTGTCGGTATGGGTCAGCGACAGGAGCCGCGAGTCGAGCGCGGCGGTGATGTCGACGCCGTCCACGCGGATGCGCCAGAGGGGTTTGGGATTGCCCTCCATGCCCGCTACAGCAGCGCCAGCAGGCTGCTGGTGACGTTGCCCAGCATGTCCACCTGCTCGTCGTCGACGCGGGCGAGCTTGAGGCTGAAATCGATCTTGCGCGCGCTGCCGTCTGCAAAGAACACGCTGCCGGTTTCGTCGACGGACTCGATTACCCACAGGCCGTAGAACGCGCCGCTGCCCTCGATCAGCGGCCATGCCCTGCCCGTTTCCGCCATCGCCCGCACCATGGCCAGCGACACGCGTCCGCCGGTCAGTTCCGGGTACAGCGTGCCGGAGAGGGTAATGCTGTCGTCGCCTGGGCCCAGAAACTGCCGCGCAGGCCGCAGGCCCAGGCGGCTGTTGGATGGATGCCGCCAGCTGGTCGTGCGCTGCAGCTGCTGGTAAGGCAGGGTCTGGGTGGCGAAAACGAAGAGGCCGAGCGCCATCATCATGGGCTTACTCCTTGTCGCTCAGGCGACTGCGGCCGCGCGCGCCGCGTTGCCGTTCCAGCTTCTCCAGTTCCGCGCGCACGGCCGAGGCGATGTCCTGCGCCGACTGTCCAGGCGCAGCCTGGATGGTGATGCTGCCGATGTGCAGGCCGCCGGTGCCGCCGCCCTGCCCTGTCAGCGCCGGGCGGGTGTCGATTGCCGGGCCGGCCATTGCCGCGCCGCCCAGCAGCATGCCGGCGCCGGCGGCCGCGACCTTGCGCGCAGCGTTGGAGACGGCGGCGACTGCACCCTGCCGGCCGGCATCGATGCCGCCAGACAGCCCAGCCATGGTGTAGCGGCCGAGGACGTTGAACACGGTGGAGGGCGACTTGATGCCGAATACCTTTTTTGCCGTCGTGATCAAGCCGCCGGCGATGTTCTTCATTTTGCTGTATAGGCCCATGGTGAGGAAGTCGAGACCCGCCTCGATGCCGCGCAAGATCAGCATGCCGATCTGCGACCAGTTGCCTTGTTTGAACATCTGCACAATGTCGAAGATGGCCCCGCCGAGCGATGTTTTGTAGCCGAAAATCTTGCTGACGAAAGAATCCAGCCAGCCGTTGATCAGCGTGCCGACGGCGTAGCCGACAGAGAACGCCGCCGCCAGCTTGGCCAGCGGATTAAGAAATGCCAGCAGGCCGCTTACCGCGCCGCCGGCGCTGACCCCCAGCCAGGTGAGACCGAATTTGAGCAGGGCGATCGGTGCGATCAGCGCGCCGATGGCAAACACGATGGCGCCGATCACCGTCACAACCACGGCACCCACGGCGGCGATCTTGACCAGCGCCGAGGTGAGGCCGGGGTTTTCCTTCATCCAGTCGCGCACGTTTTTCTGCACCTCAGCGCCGGACTTCAGCAGGCCGACCAACGCGGGTTTGAGGTTGGCGCCGATTTCTGTGGCCATGGCGAACATGCTGTTTTTTGCCAGCATGTACTGCGCGCTGAGCGCCTCCAGCCGCGCCTGCGCCTCTCGATCCATGGATCCTTTGGCCTGCGCCTGGTTCACCAGTTCGAGCTGGCGCCGGTATTCGCCGATGTTCGCCGCCAGCTTGGCGGCGTCGTCGCCGAACTCTTTGCCGAACATGCGGGTTGCGGCTTCGAGCTGCTGCTCCTGCGGCAGCGCGCGGATCGCGTCCAGCACCTTGAGGATGGTGCCGGTGGCGTCCTTGCTCATGCCCAGTTGGATCGCCTGGGCGTCCAGTTTCAGCATGGCCAGACCGCCCCGGAATCGCTTGGTCTGCATGGTGGCGATCGACAGCTCGCGGATCATCGCGTTGCTGGCCGAGGCCGCGACTTCGCTGCCCGCGCCCAAGCTCAGGAAGGAGCTGCCGAGCGCTGCCGCTTCCTTGAAGTTCATTTTCGCCATAGCTGCCGAACCGGCAATGCGCTGCATGACATCGATGATGTCGCCGCCCTGCGAGAGCGCGTTGTCGTCCAGCCAGTTGATGGCGTCGCCCAGCTGGCCGATGTCCTTGATCGGCACCTTGTACAGCTGCGACAGCCGGCCCATGCTCTCGCCGATCTCGCCGGCGGAAATGTCGAATGCCGCCGCCATGACGGCGGATGTTTCGGTGAAGGCCAGCAGATCCTGCTTGCCCTGAATGCCCATGCGCGCGCCCATGGCCAGGATCTCCGCCAGCTCGTTGGTGGCCAGCGGAATGCGCTCCGACATGGCCTTGATGGCGTCGCCGATCTCGTAGTACGTGGCGGTGAGCTTGCCGTTGGTATCGCGCGAGCCTGCCACCTGGCGCGCCACGCCCATCATCGCGTCCTCGAAGCTGGCATATTGCCGCACCGCCAACGCCATGGGCGCGCCGGCGGCGACACCGGCGCCGATGGCCATGCGCCCCGCGCCGGTCATGCGGCCGTGCAAGCCCATGGCCTTCTGGTAATTGGCCTGGGCGGCGTGCATGCGCTGGGCCTGCGCGTTCTGCCGCTGCATGGCCTGCACCTGCTTGTCCACGGCGGCGGTGGCGAGGTTGATCTTGCCGGCCAGGTCGCGCTGGTGCGTGGCCAGCTTGGCGGTGTCCATGCCGGTGGCGTTGAGTTCGGTGCGCAGGCGCTGCTGTTTTTCCAGAAGGCTGGTGTAGCGCCCCTTGAGGTTCGACGCCTCGGCCTGCGCCTGTTTTAGCGCGCGGGCCATGTCCTTGGTCGGGGCCGGGAGTTTGGCGATTTCATCCTTGAGGGATTTGATGCGGTCCTGCGCGCCCTTCATGCCGTTCTTGACGATGGACAGGTCCTTGTCGAGCTTGCGGAAGCCGTCGATGCGTTTCTGCGCGTCGTTCAGTTGCTTCAGCTCATCCTTGGCGGCCTTGAGGGCCTTGGCGGTTGAGCTGCTGCCTTTGGTGATGTTCTTGAGCGGGCCGGTGACTTTTTCCACCAGGCCCATCAAGACTTCGAGTTTGAGTTTGTCCGCGCTCATTCGTCCGCTCCGCTGCGTTTGCGCGCTTCGTCGCGCCATCTGGCCAGTTCGGCCAGGTCCATCCTATCCATGTCGTGCAGCGGCCAGTGGAAGATGGCGGCGATGTCGGCCATGGCGCTTTCCACGCTGTCTGGCAGGGCTAGCCCGGCGGCATTCCGGCCTCCGCCAGCGCCGCCCTCGGCAGCAAAAAACCCGCCACCACCCCTCCGAGCTGCACCATGTCGGCGGGGTCCATGCGTGCGACTTCCACTTCGGTGAGCGCCGGATCGCTGATGCGCGGCAGCACCTTGGCGAGCGCGGCCACGTCCATCTGGAGCAGGTC